AATTCTGCTTAGTTCACCACCTAATTCTAAGTCTCATTTTCCCCCTTGTTTTTGATGTCTACCTTCATATTTATTTTTTTGTTGTGCTATAAATAAAATAGGCACGTTTCCGCGCCTATTTAAATTTAGATTAATTTGTTATTTAGCTCCATTGTTTGGCATTTGTATAAAAGGAACCGTGCTGTTTGGAAGCATTGTTTCCGGGAGCTTGCCGTCCCATCTTTCCGCGGCAGTAAGGGAGACAAGCTGTTGATTTTCTCTTAGCGCTTCCCCTTTCGCTTTAATCGCTTGTGCTTCCGCTTCACCTTGTAATTTCACTTTTTCTGCTTCTGCACGAGCTTGAATGATTTGAGCATCAGCTTCTGCTTGAGCTTGTGTACGAATAATTTCCGCTTCTTTTTGGGCAATGGTTAATTGACGTTCTTTTGTTTGAATTTCAATATTTTTCTGCATGGATAATTCAATGCCTTTTTCATAAGCATCAGAATATTTAATCTCGGAAAGCTGTACGCTGTTTACACTGATAGGCTGACCTTCTAAGGCCTTTCTAATGTTATTTTGCAAGGTGTCGGACAGTCTGGCTCGCTCGGTAATGCTGGTTTGTACGGTAAATTGACCAAATGTTGTTTCAACTTGGGAACGTACACGCGGCTCAATAATTTGAGTTACCATATTTTCAATAGTGCGATAGCGATCGTAAACACCAATAGGATCCGTGACATTATAAGTTATGGTTAAAGCGGCATTTACTGATTGTTGATCTCGTGTATAAGCATTTAAACCGTGGCCCACTTCACCATCTTTACGGCGAGTACCAAATGACAATGATTGGTCGCGGGTAGAAATTGTAATAAGACTATCAACAACAGGAATTTTGAATCCCAAACCGGCGTCAACTACCCGAATGGTTTCGCCAAAACGGCGAATAACGCCTTTTTCACCGGCATCTACGGTAAAATAGGAATTTAACACCACGATAATAGCCATTGCTCCTAAAGCAACAAAACCGTATTTTTTTACAAATGCTTTTGAGTTTTCGACAGGGTTAGGTTTTAACATACTGATTCCTTAGTGAATAAATTGAAATAGAGTAGATTTTATTGTGCGAGTCTTATTCAATAACAGATTCGGTGTAAATAACTTGGATTATGCATTTTATATAAAAGAACCCCCGAATTTTCAGGGGTTTTTTATATGTTATGAGCGCAAATTATTCCCACTCAATTATCTCCTAGGGCCGCTTAATACCGTTCTGTGGCGGTTGAGTAGTCCAAGCTAGCCGCACGATACCGACAGAAGAACCGTCGTCAGAGACAGCTACCATTTACACAGTTCGCGCCCGGTGAGATTGTGGGAGAGAATCTCCTTCGCCGTTTCTGGCGATAGTATATCCGATTTTTCTATCAGAATCGGCGTAGCGACATCACAAAATGCAACTTTTTGCTTCGTTCCGTCATTTACGCAGCCAGTCACGCTCAAGAGCGCGGCGAGCGTCGTCAGGAGACATCTTAACTGTATCACGTTTCACCTTCTTTTTCACTTGCACTGTTTCACGTAGCACGTCACGTTCTTCGCGTACCCGGCGTGCCTCCGCCGCCTTTGACGCCGACCGATGCCCGAGACCGTAGGCCCCAAGCAGGATAGCCAGCACCGCGAGTATCATGTACCCGCGGCTTTTGACCCAGAGAATTACCCGAAGAATCATGTGATGACCCCGTCCTGATGTTTCTTAATCTGAGCATAGGCAATGTATGCAGCGAGGCCGATTGCCAGCACGCCTAGTACAATCTGCACAATAGACCCGCTCGAAATCTGTTCCTGTGCACCGGTCATCGCGTCTTGTACCTGCGGCAAGGCATCAGCAATCTGACCCGCACCAACAGCAGCAGATGTGGTTGCCCCGACAGCTTCTTTCGTTACCGGCACTCGTCCAACGCTTTTACCGGATTTAACAACCCCGGCGCGACGTAAACCTTCGTCGACGACAGAGTCATCATACCACGTATTATCGTTATTCAACGGGCCTGGTCCGTTTTCATGGCGGATGATACCGCAAACAATACCACGGATAGTGTCATAGTCGTGCATGTTAATGCGCGTGGTCGGTGTCATCTTCAAAAGTTTTGCCACCTGTTTTGCATACGCACCGGTGTCATTCTCGCTTGGTGGAGCCCAACGCTCGATGACCTCGCGAATAGTGTCAATCTTACTACCGTCTCTAGCTTTGCGTTTGTCGTAGTACGTAATCAGTAACACGGCAAGTGCACGAATACCGTAGACAGGCGATTCGAACTCAGCAAAGCGCCCGCTCTTAGGCCCTCTTTTCTTGAGCCCCTGCCACGGGCTACCCCACTCGATATTACCCGGGTTGTTGTTTCTAATGCCTAAAGGTTTTCTCATTCATTTTCTCCTGTTAATTATCTTTTGTCACTGGGAGTTCTGCCCCCGCCGCGGCGCCCTCCACGCTCAGTGGTAGCACTATTGTCGATGTCTACACTCGTACGGATGAGCAACTTACGTGTCTCACGCACACTGCTAATGCACTGGTCCAACGAGCGTGTCACTGCAACCGCGTATTCAACCACGTCAGGGTAGTCATCACCTTTTAGTTGAGGTTTAGCCGGTACAACAAGCTGCCCTAGTAATTGTGCATCGCGCTTTTGTGCCTTACTCGCTGTCGTGGCGTTCAGGTTCGTAGCTGTTTTCGGTGCGCAACTGGTTAAGAGTAGCGCGCAAAACCCCGCTGCTATCACAGCGTTTGTTAGCTCTAATAATTTTCCCGATTGCGTCAATTTTTGCATTGTTCTCCCCTCGCTGTCTTCGCTGGTCGTCAAGTAGTAGTGAGATTCGTTCGTTCTGCTGGTCAATAGCCGTATGCAACGCTTCAATCCGCTTCATGCGCTGGTCGGCGAGCGAAAGCGCCACCCTGTTTTCCTGCGCCAGGCTTTTTATAGTCAGCCCTTGTTCCGAGATGACATTTATTAGCCCGACGCACCCGATAAAAGCGACCACCACAAAAAACTGGTCGAGGTATGCTAGCAGCTTACACACATGCTTAGCTTTGTCTCTATTTTCTTTTCTTCGCACGGCGCTTTTCTCCCTTATCATTCGCCGGTGTCTCCGGTTGTTCGTCCTCAACATCTTCTGCCGGGCCTATTCGCTTGCCCAGACTACCACCAAGGTGTCGCACCACGACCCGTGAGATAGCCTGGAGCGCCGACGCAGACCCATAACCTACACCACCTGCCACGCATAACAACACGGTGTACTCCACTTCACGAGTGAGTAGGTAGAAGGTAGCTAGTGCCCCAGCGTATGCCCCAATAAAGAACTGGGACAATGCCATAGGCGGGGAAAAACTCTCGCCCCGCGCCTGGTTGTCTGACAGGTACCGAACAACTCCGCCGAGGCCGGCGAACACTATTGCTACCGCCGCGCCTAACCAGTCGACACCCGCCGAGACGAGGTTACTCTTCTCCGGTGTCACTGATTGCTACACCTTTTAATGGGTTCATGATGACATTGCCGTCAACAGCACATTCAGATGCCTCACGAACTTTTTCGAGGGCGTAGTCCTCTAACACAACACCGCGTGGCTGCTCACCATAAAAGGTGTAACTAGACCATGACACGGGTTTTTTGCTACCTTTCAACGCTTTTACACTAGTCCAGTGGCTGATTTCAACCGACATGTATTTATTGCAAAAGTCCACGTTTATGCCACTAACCGCGTGTGCACGAGTCATGGTTTCGGTCTGTTCGTCTTCAAGTTCAATTTCAAAATACTTCATGTGTTTTTTCCTATGTTATTTGAGTTTACCGATTCTCACCCGCACACGACCAGCTTCGTCGTATACGATGATGGATTCATTTGTCACGACCATACCGACATTTGACGTGCTTGAGCGCATTGTCAGTGTTCCGTCGCTCGCCACCTTAAAGCGATTGTTAATATTGAGGCTGCCCCCGGTAATATCACCAAGGTTAGAGCTTACGGCAGAGAGCTTACTAACAGCCATCTTGTCAGCGGTAATTGCACCTGCTCGAACCTTCTCGGCGGTAATCGACCCTGCCGCCAGTTCCCGCGCGCCGATAACCCCCGCTACGATCTTCCCGGTAGTGATAGTATCGGCGATAATGCTACCGCCATGGATTTCGGTTACACCGCCGTTAGACCATGCACCGGGTTGAGTAGCGTGTTCAGAACATTTTTCGAGTTGTGGGCGCCCAAAGAACATGTGGGCACCACTCTGCGCTGCATATAGCATCCTCACGCGAATAGATACGCATCCAGTATCAGGTGCGCAAAACTTGACAAAGTACCGTGGCGCATTACGGAAGCCGTTGACGAACGACCCGCTCGGATTACCGCTACCGACATCACCGGCGAGCTGTGTTTCTGCGATAAGTTCTTGGTAAGATGCGTGGTTCTCGGCATATCTTTCAACTAGCATTTGGCATGTGGACTGATACCCGCGGTAATAGCCACTTAACATGTACCATTCACCGGGGGTCACATTCACGTTGATTGCTGCCGCATCACACCAGAAGTTTGTTGGCCCAGACCCTGTTAAGGTCATTTTGACGACGCACTCAGTTGGTAGGGCGTCTTTCGGTTGCCAGTTGTTAGGGGATTTTGTCAGGTACTCGCGGTTCACCACCCACGAGCCTTTTGTACCGTCGTCTGTAAACCATCCCGCAGCGCGGTTGGCTAAGATTGGGTTAGGTAACAAGTTCACTCCGCTACCAATAGCCAACTTGTCCGTGGTAATAGCGCCCGCGGCGAGCTGTGACGTACCAATGGCGCCGGCGGCAATCTGCCCGGTAGTGAGTTGCCCTATGACGTCGGGCGCATTGACAGCTGCCGTGTAGCCGTGGCCGTCCCATCGATACAGCTTACCTGATGTAGTGTCCATTACTACATCTGACGCTTGCCGACTGCTTGGGACACCACTCACGAGCTGAACAGGGGTAATATTCTTGGCAAAAGACGCAATACCTACAGAACCGTCAGCGATACTGCCCGTAAGTGGGGCAAACTTACTTCCGTCCCACGACAGTAGTCGTTGGTTAACGGTGTCGTAGACAATCTGGCCGGTTGTACCTTTACTAGGGACCTTATCCACCGGCTCAATGTAGCTCAGATTCTGCTCTCGCAACTCATCTTTTATTGTTCGTGATGACTTCACGAACACACCATCAGTTGAACTAAGAGGGCCGATAGCGCCGTCCTCGTTCACGTGTCGAATCCAGTAGTAGTAGCCGGTGTAATAGTCTACTGAGTCGGTGTAGGCAGACCCGACCGCATAACCGCGGATATGGTTAGCTGCTGCGAACGACGGACCGTTTACAGGGCGCCCATCGGCAGTCAGCGCCGTCGCTTGGCGGTACACTTCTGTAAACGCGTGCCCGCGGTAGGCAGGGTAGTCCCATGTGAGAGTCGCAGTCGTAAGACCGACGTCAACATTGAACTGTGTCGGTGCAGTAGGGGCCTCGACGATTCGTTTTGTCTTATCCGGGTCTTCGCCGAGACCTTTGACAGAGTCGTCGCCGTTCTTTTTCAGTTCCTGAATAGCTTTACCGACACTGCTCGCCGCCAGTTGTAACTTACCCTCTTTCACTTCGCGAAGTGTTACTGCGCGGTCAAGCGCCGCATTCTGGTTACCGCCACCTTGTAGTACGACGACTGAGTTACGTAACGCCAGTAGGAAGTTACGAACGTCAGCACTCACGGAGTTCGGCACTGACGGGATAGCGGTTTGATTGCGATTAACCATCGTCATAGGCTGAGCTCCTCAAGGCTGTTGGCAAACTCGACTGAGTGTACAGTCTTGTCACCGCTAATACCGAGTGTGAACTCGTTCGCCAGATAGCCGCCTTTAAGTCTGAATGGTGCGGAGCTACGCGCAATATATTTCTCACTGCGCTCGTGTGCACCATCAAAGGAACTCGTCAATGTAATCTCAACAGGGTAATCGGACGCGTACACACAGCCCCACGTAAAACAGTTCTTCTTCTGGTTGCGGGCGACCCCGGATTTCCACACGTAGCGGTAAGCGCCATCACCTTTATTGAACGCCTTAATGATGCCGTCGCCCTCGTGATAGAACAGGGTATCGCTCGCGAGCTCGTTGAACATCGCCACAGGCCGGAAGTTAATCGTCCGATAGCTGTTAGTACCGGCACCGGGAAGATAGATGAAGGTTGTCACATCACTTTTCGCGATGTATGCACCCTCATAGTAGCTAGCAAGGATAGTGGTCGGTTTAATAGCATTCCACGACCGCTCGTCGAAAATTTCAGAGGTTAATAACTCTGAGCGCTGCCCGGTGACAGCGCATAAGCCGTCAGGAGAGGCGTAGATAACCTTATCCTCGAACGCGACGATGGACTGTGCGCTGATACACGCCTGTGGGTCAGGGAGTTTAGTCGCAGTCAGGTTCCCAGGCGCAGAACCGGAGACCACATACGGATGACCTTTAGTAAGGACGACGACCTCTGAACCTACAGCGGCAAGACCGACAATGTCGTACTCGACCACTATCTGGTAGGCAGGCGGCCACGCGTGCGGAACGCCGGGCACAGAAAAACACAGTGTGCGCCCGGTGAATCCAGCGAGGAATGAGTTCGCCACGTTCACCAACCCTTTTAGTGGCCCGGATGGCCATAGGGTTTTGTTGGTGTCAGCCGGCGCGAACCAGTCGGCAGTGGATAGCTGTTCAAGCACCTCGTCAGCGAGCAGGGTGTCATTCATCGTGCTGTTAGTAATCGGTGCTTCGCCGGCGTATTGATAGATACCCGCGCCATCGCTCGCTGTATTGGTGCGGTAAAGCCGCCATTTCGAGCCGTTACCTAGAGCGTAGGCTCCGGTCGGTAGCGCGGGGCGGGTAATAGTGATATTGACCTTTTTACTGTCGGTAGTAACAATAGATGATGCTTGCGATGCCGGGCCTTCGCGGCCGAATTCATTAACAAACGTCACGACATAGGCAATATCCATTGCTTGTATGTCAGCGCTAGCAGGAGGTGGGTTGTTGTTTTTAATCCCCGGTTTTGCCGGTTGAGGAACACCAATTAAGCGCCCATTTGACGGGTACGGAGGCTGACCGATAGCAACGTCGTTACGGGTGAATTTAACTCCTTCGTGGTCACAGTACACTACTTCGTGGTTTGGGTCGTTGATGATCGGCGCAGACACAAAACGGGTTTCAGTGCGGTCGGTTTCGAACCACTGTCCGTTATGATAGCGGTAGATTTGTTTCGCTGTCGGTTTCACACGGCTTGTGGTTAGCTGTTCGCGTAGCCACGGTTTAAGTGAGTACGGGTCAGGCCGTGTATTAAAGCTCTCGGTCGCGAAACCGGCGGGTAGAACCCGTTTGTCTAGCCGTGGCGCAGTCCCGCCCCATTTGTCGTAGGTCAGTTTCATCAGTTATCCCAGTAAGAGGTGGCGTGGGGCTGGGATAGTCTAATTATATTATAACTTTCGGCGTTATTCCATTAATCTTCGCCGTTGGTGTTGAACATTGTCCATTTATCCGGTGTGTACAGGTGTACTTTGCCGTAGAGCGGTACAACAGTCTTAAACGCCTGCCCATATTTCTCGTCGGCGAGCTGGCTGCCGGCTTTATACACCACCGCAACCGACGGTGTTGCAGACAGCCACCACGGTGTGCCGTACTCGGTCGCGTTAGCGGCGTTATTGACAATGTCCCCAACACCGAGCAAGCCTGATTTCTGGACTACGTCCCAGGCGAGGGTGCCTAGGTCCTTGTCAAACGGGTTGCCTTTGTCAATGTCACCGTCACGGAACCACTCACGCAGCCAGATAGAGGCGAGCGCCAACGGTAGGCTGAATAGTGCGGTCATAAAGACTGGCTCCAGTATATGCGGTACTTTAGCGAGCCCGGTTTTTTCACCGAAGCGCGCTTTTACCTCCTGCCACTGCCCGCGAAGAATGGTGTGGTGGTATGCGTAGGCAAACCGTTTGAGGTTTGTCAGTAACATAAACCACGGATTCGAGGCGATAAGTGGGTCAGAAATCTCGCTCGGGTCGAGCGTGTACAGGTCAACGTACTCGGTAATAGCGTTACGGAGTTTATTCACTGCCTCTTGTTGTTGGGGGGTAGCACGCTCCATGAATGCGTCGTCGAACATGGTATTTACATCTTTGCCGCCTAAGAATTCGAACGCAGTATCAATCTCCTGTTGAGTAATACCGAATATTTTTAGGTGACGCTCGCGGCTGACTTTATCGGCTTTTCCGTTACGGAAGTCCTCGATAGCTGCCGCAGTCGCCATGATGCGGGACAGTTTTGTTGTCGCGTGCATCGCGTTAAGGTGGAAGTACTTATCCACCGTCCAGTTGAGCGCGCCCTCTGTGCGGTTTCGGCCAGAGAAGATGCCCTCGATATTGTTGCTAATTACGCCGTACTGAATCACGCCAAGCATGTGTGCCATTTCAACGGCTTCTTCGCGACTTTTGCCGGAGAAGATAAATTCGCCGAGTGTGCGTAGTGCTGTGCCAGTGTCACCGGCCATAATTAGCGGTACTGCGCTATCCATAATGTTTAATAGCCCCGCAAGATGGAGAACAGCCATGTTCCCGATTGCATTCACCGCCCCCATAGTCTTGCGTACCGGTTGAGGCATTTTAAAGCCGTATGTACCATTGATTGCTCGCAGCGCAGCTGACACGGTGTATGCGTCAGTGTCGTTCATCCGTTGTACATAGTGGTTAAGTTTAGCCATCGGCATGAATACCGCATGTCCATTGTAATCACGTAAGAGCTTGCCATCACGCCCGCGAAGGTGGGCACCGAACGCTTGGCGCATAGACATAGTCTTAGCGAGGTTGTGGATATATGCGTTAATCACGCTTACACCGTTGTGGTCGAGGAACTTGTCAAGCTCTGCCCGGTGGGTGTCGTTAGATAGTACAGACTGCCAGCGAACGGCGCGATTGTCAGTAGCGTCACTACCTTCAATAGCCGCATTCACAAGCCCGGTTACGTCGTCCTCGGCATAGCCGAGTTCACGCAGGGTTGTCCGGACCTCACGAACATTTTTGCCGACCTTGTTCGGGTCTAAGCGGTACGGAACGCGGTCAACCTCGAGGTCACGTACACCGTAAGCGTTGATGTTATTAGGGTCAATGTCCTTTATAAACATCTCGTGGACATTCTTGAGCCACTGTCTCACATTACGGGCGTTTTCACTGTCGACACCGGCGGTCAGGTCTTTATAACCTTTAGTTATATTCTTTGACTTATTCCCGTCGTAGAGGTCGCCCATAACACGCTTACCTTGTGCGTTACGGGTATATCGACGTATGAGGTTCACGTATGCAGGTCTGTTACCGTCGCCCGCGGCTTGGAACATGGCCGCTACCTCCGGTGAGATGCTATTAAGGCGGCCCCATGTCGGGCGTAAGGCATGAAGCGTTTCACGGATAGCTAATCCGATAAGTTTAGGGTTAGCTTTCATCTTGCCGAGTAAGTTCTCGTTAACCTCTCTCAAATGCTCGTGCATAGCCTCGCGTTCGCCGGCGAGTTTATCGAGGAACGCCTTCTGTGCCGAGGTATTGACTTTCTGTTTACGCCCGGTTAAGAGTTCAAAATCCTTGAGTAGGCTATTGAGTGTGTCAATGACTTTCTGGCCGAGGCGTTTAAAACGCATGTAGATGTTACCAAGGATGTGCCTGCTCTGCTCATTGACTTCGACTTTTTTACCGATTAACGGCTCGATAAAGTGTTGGGCGTAGCTGTCGGCAAAACCCTCGATAGCGGCTTTGTCACCGTCCAACACCCCGGCGTAGAGGTTATCAATCACCTCACGGGTGTCATTCGGTAACGTGCCTTTGTCAAATGCGTTTAGGTATGGGTCAAGCATTACGTGACCTAGCTCGTGGCCAAGCGACAGTAGCCACTCGTGGGCGTTCTTCGATGTAAGCATCGGGAGGTGAATGTTGTATTCGCCATTGACTGTCTCGACACGAGTGTTTTCGATGTCACTGCCTTGGATAATGTTCACCTGCTCTTTGATACCGGTCGCGGTCACGAGTTCATGCACAGTGCGGTAGTTGCGCGCACGAAGTCCTTTCGGGTCGGCAGCACCTACGTCAAGTGGGCGCATTTCTTTACCGTAGAACTTGATTCGCGGGTTATCATCAAAGTAATTGATTGTGTCGCCTTTTGCCGGCTTCACGACTGGTTGTGCTGTTTGCGGGGTATAAGAGACAGCACCTTGTGCTACTTTTGCAATACGCTCATGGAGCGGCGGCAACTCGCCAACACCAAATAGTTGCGCATAGGCAAAGTCGAGGTTATCGAGGCCGCCCTCAAAACCTTTGAGTCCGAGCCCACCCTCACCGTTCACCATGTCTTTGACGTCGATAGCAAGTACATGGGGCTGGGTCTCGATTGGGAGGCCGGAACGTTCACCGTAGTGTAGTGCCAACCAGCCTTCGTATTTGTCGCCTAACATCGACGCACGTTCAGTGTCGGTGCTATCGAGCGAGTGCTCTGCGACCTTCTTACCTCTATTGAACTCAGTCACGGTAACACTGCCACCGTCAGTGGAGTACACGATAAAGTTCTTCGCACCATTCATGTTCTCGGCGAATACGCGGCGAGTGTCGCGCGACAGCCGCGCTTTTTGTTGTGCCTCAACAAAGACGGTGTCATTGTCACGAACCGTAGAGTCAAACTCGTATTGGATATTATCCTCACGGGTATAGGTCACGGTTTCGAGACCTTCACCTTCCAACGTCTCGATGCCATTATCAACAATAAACGCGCGCTCAGTCCGTTCATTTGTGGATTTTGTGCCGAACATCTCGTCGATTTTTTCGAGCGCGTAGTGGCGCTCAGTCAGTTTACGCTGGATAGCGGCCAAGCGGTAGTAGCTACGGGTAAGCCCCGTCGTCAACGCGCGAACACGTTTAGAGAGTTCTTTACTTAGTCCGGCACGGACCCCAGCCTCCGGGTTTCGTTTATTACGTAGGTCAGCCGATACCCATGCGGAGATACGTTTCAGGGTCTTGATTGAGTTGTCGATTGTCCTCTTAGCGGCGTCGTAGTCGAGGTCTTTGGTGTTTCTACCGGAGTAGTCATCATTGCTCATAACGTCGACTGCCTCAAGGAAATCAGAGATAAAGTCATTCCACGGGTCTTTGCCGTCAACGACGTCTTTAAGTTGATATTCAGGGCTCGCTTTCATCTCACTTTCGAGGGTAAACGCGCCTTCATCCAACGACATTACATCTTGGAGTAGGGTATCCATCTGTTCGCGCTCGATGCGGTAGCTGACCTCGTTCTTTTCCGCGCGGTGTGGGATCGGCCACAGAACCGGGTTGTTTTTACGGTAGCGGTCACGGCCCTCGGGAGTATAACGCTCGATAACCTCGTGCATCTGACCGACTGCCGCTTTACGCAGCTCGTTGAGTTGGGTGTATCCACTTGCGGCGTTCTGTATACTAACCATATCCTCGACAATACCGCGGTAATCCGCCACAGTCACCTCACGGCTGCCGGAGCGATACAGTACCTGTTCAGGTTTCATCTCATTGAATGTTTGGGTGACATTCTCCAAGCGATAGCCGTGGCTGTCTTCCAACGTCTCGAGTCGCGCAACTGCTTCCTGCACGGCGGATACAAACGCGTGCGCCGGTGTGAGATTCTCGCCCTTGTTCTCCTCCATAATGGCGGCCACAAGGCGAGGTAAGTTCACACGACGAAGGTTACCACGTGAAGTCTGTACTTCAAGTACATCTGTCGTTTTTGTGTCGGAACGGACCGCCGCGTGACGGTTAACAAATCTCACGTTATTGTCAACCTCGGCGCTGTTCATAACACCAAGCTCGGTCAGACGGACAATAACATCTTCCGGCAACGCATTACTCATGTCCTCTTTTTCGAGCACAGACATAGCGTGATTGACGGTTTCTTTGCTCACACGTTTTGTGTTGAGGTCGGCCAGTACATCTTGTAAGTACACGGAGAGAGGACCGTTCTCTGTGTTCTCGTCAAGCACCTGCGCCGCGGTCACTGCGGCGACATCAGGCTTAGCGCCACTGTCGATGTCATTAATGTAACTTTCAACTGCGACATTAATGTCTTTAAGCGCAGCTTCAATGCGGGAGCGTTCAACACCGAACTGGGCTGCCAGCCCGTCAAGTTGGGCTTCAGTAGGCTTAGCGGCTTCAAGTACGCGGTCAGCGAGCGCGAAGATGTTATCGTTGCCGGTCTTCTTGGCGATAGACCCGAGGTTGTACATTGTCGCTTTCGCGTCAACCATGTTACGGACGACGGATGTAAAATCCTGTTTTTGTTGGCTTTCCGCCGCCTCAATCATCGGTTGTAGACCATCTTTCAGGGCAGCTTTAATGAGGTGGAACGGGGGCTCTTTGCCCTCGCGCTCGGAGATAACCCACTTAAACTTGTCCGGGAACTGTGCAGCAAGACCATCGTACACTTTACGGATTTCGCGTTTGTGTTCAGCGTTATTGCGGACCGTCTCACCTTTATCGTTTAGCCAGCCTGCCTCAAGTGCCCCGAGTAGTGCCTCGAGCTGTCGTGGATTACGTGGGTCGATCCCGTCATTGGCGCTCTCGACCGTAGATACCTGAGTCTCACCGCTGTCATCTTCCACTGACTCAAACGCTTTGCTTTCAACACGGGTCTCACCGCGCTGGGCGGCATACACCGCGCGGCGTACGTAGTCGCTAAGGTCTTTCTCAGCTTTGGCGTCGAGTACCGTTTTTGTAGGTTGTTGGCGTTCAGTGGCGGGCGTTTCTGTTAGTTGCTCCTGCTGTTTTGGTTCGTGTAGCGCTTTTGCTATGCGGGCGCTGTCACCAGATTTACCACTCTCACTGAATACCTGTGACTGACCGATGAGGTAGGTTGCTGCCAAGCGGTCGTAGACCTGCTCAGGGGTGTGGGTTCCATCGCCGTAGTCTTTAGCGAATTCTTCCAGCGTGGTCTTATCAGTTGTCAATAGTTGGGTGACAATGTCGGCGTTGCGAAAACCGATATTGGTGCGGTCTTTGATAATACGCTGGATTGTTGCTTTGTCCTTACGACCGATAGCTGCACGCAGCGCGCGCACGATGCTGTCTGCACCTTCGTGGCGATTGTTAATGTCGCGTACGACGGTATCGTATGCCGCATGCTTAGCCTTAGCAAAGTCCACGGTCTTGCGGGCGTTCTCTACGCGGTATGTCTGCTCGTATGCGTTAAGTTTCTTGAGTTCACCGTCAAGCCGTTTTGCCTCTGTATTCTGGTTGGCGGCTTTTGCCTCTTGAATCTTCCCGTGCAACTGTTCGCGGGCCTTGTTGAACGCACCTTGCACCAAGTCAGGTATATTTGGGTCGCGGGCATATTGGTCGACGTATGCTCCACGGTTGTGTGGGTTTTGCATAAGCGCTTCTTTAGAGGCGTACCCGCCGGTCATATAGTCTTTGAGCGCGGTACGAATCTCTTGTGGCACGTTCTGGTCATCGGCCAAGGTCGCGTCAATCAGCGGGCGGAGATTAACGCCGGTATAGCTCGAATTACTAGTGACCGGTTCTTTGTCCGCTACTTCTACAGGTTTAGTCTCGACCTCCTCAACGGTCTCTACAGGCTTAGTTTCAACTCCCTCTACAGGCTCTACAGGCTTAGTTTCAACTTCCTCTACAGACTCTACAGGTTTAGTTTCGGCTTCCTCGACAGCCTCTATAGGTTTAGTCTCGGCTTCCTCAGCGGTATCTACGGGTTTAGTCTCGACTTCTTCTACAGGCTCTACAGCCTCTACAGGTTTAGTTTCGACTTCCTCTACAGGTTTAGCCACGACTGCGGGCTCGCTCACGTGAACAGGTGAACCTTTCTCAGGTTCGATGTTCTCGGCGGTTGGGTCATAGGTCACTGTCGCGCCTTTAGTTACCTCGCCGCGGTCATTAACTACGTTACCTGACGCGTCATCAGGCGCGGTGTCAGATAGGCGACTATCTTGTTTCTGTTTTCGTAACGCAACACCCTCACGCACAGTGCGCCCAGCCCCAGTTAGTGCGCCACCGACCATACCGCCGGCGACAAATGATTCGGCCATGCGGTCAGTGAGTGAGCCGAGTTTAGATGTGTCACCACCGGCAGCACGAATACCGACCTCTTTCACGCCCTCTTGCATAGCCTCAGTTGTGCCCTCAGTTACAAAACCCTTAGCGGCTGCTTTAGCGATCTCCTTACCCGCACCCAGATAGCTGGCAACCTCCATTGCAGCACGCTTTTTGACCCCGAGACCGCCCATAACAGCAGAGCCCATCTTACCGAAGCTGAACGCGTCCAGGGCGCCCATGCCGGCACCGGTAATAAGTGAGGCAACACCATAGTCCTTAACGCCAGCCTCTTTCATATCACCGGCGAGCTCTCCGCTACTCATAACCGAGGAGGCGAGCCAGGTTCCGGCGAAAGCACCGGGGATTGTTCCCACGCCACCGGTTGTTGCAGCACCGATGCCCGCGCCGACCGCCGCTGCTGCTGCGGTTCCCGCGAGTTGTGCAGCCGTCTCAGATACACGTTCAATGGCGTAGGTTACAGCGGTACCAACTCCGTCGATGTCCTTATATGAACTTGTTTCCGGCTGGTTGCGCTCGATTTGATATTTGTTAGCGGCCATACCTTCTTCGCCCCACTTCTGTAGGTCGTCGTTGCCGATAGCATTCGCCATCGCCGCCGCAGTGCCGTACAGCATCATTTGGGTTTGGTCAACACCGCGGGCGAGGGAATTTGTCAGAACGTTCCCGTCACGTTTTTGGCTAGGGGTATGAGAGCCGACACGGATACCTTGTAGGCGGCCGCTTTTATCAGCAGTATTTAGGTTACGAGTCAGTTGGCCGATATTGCGGACGTTCTCGTCGCTATCAGGTACACCTGCAAGTGCGTTACGGACTCGTTCGTGGCGGGCGGATGCAACGTCGTCCGGGAGATTAGTGACACTGCCGGTTGTACCTGCGAGACCGGCACGAACCAGTTTTTCGTTACTGGTAAGGCCGCCATCGTCTGTAGATAGCGTGGCAAGTTCGCGGCCATACTTGTCGTAACGCCCGGTACCTGTGACTGTTTGGTCGGTACCTTGAGCAATATGCTTGGCAATGTAGGCGTCAATTGACCAACCTTTATTACCTTCTTCGTGTTTAGTTTCGGTGGTATCAACCCCTAACATACGGCGTGGACGGGGGGTGCCGTCCGTTTTTACTGTGTCGCCGTCAAGCCATTTATTTTCTGCCATAGATTAGTTACCTTTGATACCGTATTTTTCCGTAATGTAGCGTGGAAGTTCACTAAAGTTGGTTTGTTTATCGTGTTTCAATAGCGCGTCAGTAGCCTGTGTCAGCGCGCGGTTTGCTTCGGCTTCACTCATGCCGGCCTCCTCGAGGAGTCTGCGCGCGGAATTGTAGCTGCCAAGCAATGTGTCTGTCTGATTCTCATTGCCGGTGCCGCCGTAGCGCTGTGTCGCTGCGTACGCGGCCGCGAAGTCGTCAGTTTTCAGGTTCACTGCGGTGCGAATAATGTTGTTGAACTGCGCCTTAAACGCGGAACTATTTGCTTGCCCTGCTCGACGGCCTTGAGTGTCCTCGATATAAGTTAAACCGGCGTCGACGAGTCCTGCCGCAACACGTGAACGCGGGTCTTTCTTGTCGTACAAGTTCCCTGCTGAGGTAATCAGGTCTTTGCGCAGTGCTGCAAACTCTTTGTTTGTCGCAGTGTCGCGTTGTCTGTCGAGACGGGCTTCGGTCTCAGTCTTCGTCACTGTACCAAGAGCGTCGAGCTCTGCTTTGCGCACAGTTTTTTGTTCTTCCTGCATTCTTGCCACACCTTCAACTAAGGAACGGCCACGGAGCTTGGTGTCAACGCCGGCTACACGATAGGCTTCAAGTTCCTGTGCAGCTTCTTCGCGGATTTCTTTACTAATTTTAGGGTTTTGGACTATGGAAATAGCCTGGTCGATACGTGCGAGATTATACTCGCGGTTATCGCGAGCGTCTTGGGCGTCCCTAATTTTGTTTGTATCTTGTGCCGCTTGTACACCGAGCGCAGCAGCAAACGCGGTCCCCGCTAACTGACTCCCGCCATTCGCTACGAACTCAGATACCTGTTCGCGCGGAACCGGGCCAGATATAGCTTCCACCCGGCCTTTTCCTTCAGCATCTTTTGAGATAGCTACAGGGATGATGCCGCCTTTTTTGTCGTCCATAGCCCCGACGATAGCGTTACCGGGCGTGCCCTCCGGCAGTTTGAAGCCGGCAGCAGCCAATAACATGTTTCCTGTCTCACCGAGGGATTCTTTAATCACGCCCGGAATAGCAGCCGCCTCGCCATAGCTGATATTGCTGTCCTTTCCATCGACGCCAAGTACGCGTTGGCGATAGAAATCCTCTGTTGCTTTCCGTGCCGCTTCCGCGTCCGCGCGTTCTTGGCGATAGCGTTCTTCTTCGCGTCTAAAGCGAGCAGCCGACAGTCCGTGACTCATGTTGTGCGAACGACGTTGTTCGGCCAATGCCTCACGGCGATAAGCCATGTTATCCGCGTGCTCTTGGCGTCGTAGGTCCATCTGTTGATTGAACTGGTCACCTTGACGGTCGTAGTTCATCTGCCATTGGGTGTCTGCCAGGCGTTCGCGGGCCTCTTTATGTGCGAAATCACGCGCTTCTGCCTCGCGACGGTCTTGGCGATCGCGGATGCCGTGATACATGTTGAGTAACGCGGAAGCGCCTTGGATGCCTTCCAGAATTCCGTTAGTTGCCATTACACACCTCTAAGGTCTAATTCATTAAATCCAAGCTGTATGACGTTTGACATATAGCTCATAAGTTTTTCGATATTATGTTGCCGCTCTTGTGCTACATCGGGGTAGTACGTCGCAAGCCATTTTTGGTGCCCGTTACCCCAGAACGCCGGACAGGTCATACAGTCGACGCCTGAGTCCATAAAGTCGTAGAACGACGGGAGCATATTTCGCTTGACCAGATACGTGTCCACTTGTGGGGTCGTCCAGTCGTAAATAGGGTAGGCGAGCGTGTATGGGGCGTCAGTTTTTTGTAAGTGGCCAGCAGCGGTTTTCAGTGGTTCGCTACCGCGGTTTCCTCGAATAACCAGGTCATAGCCACCGCCGACAGTAAATTCGTGCATTGGGTTCATGACATTAGCTGCACAACATGAACTTTGTGGCTGAACGTGGTACTGTTCGTTCGAACATTCAGCCACCCACGGGAAGGCTTCCTCACAACGCACTAGTGGTGACGGGTCTCCGTTTGTTTTTCGCCACATACGAGAATCTGTGCGCACCTCGTAGAGCCTGTCGCCCCACAAAGTCTTTATATAATTAACAAGTTTTGTCGTTTCGGGTGCTGCATCACCGGTATTGACCCAGACTATATCGAAGTTTGAGCAACCGGACTCGTAGAGTAAAAACAGGGTGCATAATGAGTCGCGTCCGCCGGAAAACTGGAATAGCGGGTGACGCGCTCGTTGAACAGCTTCGATAGTTTCGGTCAAATACCCCATACACCTACCATGCAGCAGCTGCAATTGTCGCGATTGTTGCCACAGCACTCACAGCGGTCTGGGTGTTTTGTTGGCGTTTCTGCGCTCTAGCAGTGTCATTCGCCTGTTTACGCATTGACTCGTTAGAGGCGATCTCATTGAGCGTAGATGCAGAGCCCTGTTTCATCGCGTTTGTTGTGGCAATGAGACGGTTTAGCGCAGAGAGGTTGCTCTCGTACTGGTTAATCCGCGCCGTGTTCATGTTGGCTGTATTGTTGGCCGCCGCCGCTTGAGACACGCTAGAGCTCAATGACAAGCGTTGAGACGGCGTGAGATTGGTGTTAGCACGCATCTGTTGCCGGGCGTTCATACTCTCGTCGGAGCCCATAGCAGAGCGCTGTATCTGCCGCTGTGCCGCGTCAACGATGCCGGTACTGGTTACGGCGTCAGCTTCGGTCTGTAGTAAGTCTTGCAAGTGTGGCGCGATGGTAGCCCAATCGGCACGGTACGCACTTGCGAGTTGCGCCTCAGTATTGCCTTGAGCATTACGTCTGTACTGCCATCTTTCGTAGTTAGTTGCCATCGGTTATTTTCTCCAGACGGGTTTAGCTTCAACGACAGGGGCTCCACCATCTGCACGTTTCGCGGTCTTCCCAAATAGTTCACCACGAGAGTACATATCATACCCAATCCCTCCGAGCGCCCCGGCAAGAGAAACCGCACCGGCGATGTTCGTTTGTCGTGTATTTTGACGATTGTTTGCGGAGGTCACTGCTTCTTCGCTCTCACGGCGGGCAGAGGCCACCAGACCTTGCGCCGCTGATTGTGCTGCGCCGTTCAAGGCGCGTAGTGCGCTGTCAGTACTCTCGATACGTGTCCGTTCTGCTGCGCCACGGGCTTTAAGAATGGCCGTGTTGCGGGTGTTAGCTAACGAATTCTGCGAGTCGCTAGCGGCCATGTAGTTAGCGCCGGCGCCTACGTAGTCGTTCTTACTTTGAGACATTATGTCCGCATTGGCGAGACCGCCGGAAATGTGTGAGAAGTCACGTTTAGCCTCCTCAACATATTTTGGCAAATATTGGGAGTTCACACCCGCGGCGAGGTTGTAACGTTCAGATTCGATACCTTTTGACGCGAGCTCGTTTTCCGGTGTTCTTTGTTGGCCACCGCCACCGCCACCGCCGCACATTATTCGTCTCCTTGTGTGTCGGCAGAGTCATCTACCGGCTTTGTAGGTAAAAGTTGTTTATATTCTTCTAAGTGTTCGTCATGGAAGAAGCGGCGAATCTCAGCGGCCTTTTGCATCGCCACGGTTCTGCCATATAAAAGCGCGCAGATTAGTGTAGCAAGCCCTGTCAAGCTGTCGCGAAGCATGAACGCCATATTTCTCTCGTGTTCTGTGCCTTTCTCAAGCTCCACTGATGAAATATAGTCGGTGAACACCATAAACATAAACGAGCGGAAGTCGTCGATGTTGTCACGGTACAGTTTAATTGATGGTAGTACACAAATTGCCATAAAGAATGCCTCGGCAATCTCAACATCACTGACCTCATTATCCTTGTCGATAAGGTCGTCCATGGCGTGAGATATGCGTGCCATAGTCATGAATATGTTGATTGCCTCTTGATTGCCGTTATAGAGGTCGTGCAGGAATTGGTACTCTGTTTCTGGGGTCACTTGATGTCTTACCATGAGAATTTACACTCCTTATGTGTGTTGACTTTGTCTGCGCGACCGCGGCGCATGGCTTCGAGTAGTAACATTTCGTACTGTCCGGCCCAGAAAGTTGCTTGCTCGGTATTTGTCCATTCACGGTTAGGTGTTGCATACGCGCGATATAATACGAGGGCGGTTAGTGCGCGACGGCAGTACGGGAGAAGGTCATCAGGGATAACGCTGTTTGTTGCGGTCGGTGCCACACTTACTTGTATTTGCAACTTTTCAGGGGGGTGCTCCGACCCAAAAAGTTCGATATTATCCGTACTCGAGGTGAACGCTAGACCTAGTTCCGGGTAACGCCCGGTGTTAGATACCGCCGGAATTCGCGTACCGTCTTCGTACGACAGGGTTTCAACCCGCACCATATAGGTGTCTGCCGGGAGTAGCGCAGGGAGGTTGTATTGCGGTTCGTCATCATCGAGGTTAAGGGTGATTTCGCCTGTCACGCGCCACAACCGTGAGTCGTGGAAAAATTCATCAGCGCAGGTTACGAGTAACTGCGCGAGAATAAAGTCAGGAATGCCGCCAGATTCCAGTGCGATTCGTTCAGCCAGCTTTGTGTATTGCACGGGTTAGCCTCCATTAGACACCCCGAGTTTACTCAGGAATTTGTTATAGAAATTATCAGAACGCCCAAGGTCGTTGGTGTAGTCTGCGTTCTTGAGGTACGCGCGGTACAGTAGGTAGTCAACGATAGCCGGGGCATACCAGTCAGAGACGGCGATCACATCAGAGTTTTGGGTTGCTGCCACCGGTTTTTCGGCCAGTACGACGTCAATCTGAACACCGGCGTTTTTTAGAGCGGGGTACACATAGAATGTGGTCGGCACTCCAGCGTCATAAACGTAGAAGTATGCCTCATCTGCAAGGTCTTTGTGCCATACCGGGAACTGCTCGTCGAGAGTTTTTCGGTCGATGTTCCGGATTGCTCGCCCACTGGTAGTGTTACGAACAACGTCTACCAAGCGGGCAGCGGTTTCAGGGATAGTCTGACGACTACCTTGTATGAGGGTAAGGGTGCGGTTTACAGCGACCGCGTTAGGTGCGACGGTTACGAGGGTTAATAGACACTCGTTGTACCAGTCGAGCCACTCAGACTCGAGCCACTGCACAAAATCAATGTCCTGCGCAGTGGTCTTGGCACGGTTAATAAGTTCCGCTACCGTTACCCGCGCCATACTTATTCACCCTCTTTTTTTGCAGATTCAGGTTTTTTCTCCGCCTTAGCAGGTTTGTCGGAGACTTCGATACTGCCGCCTGGCTCGACCTGTAATTCGGCCGGAGTGTACGGGACCTCGACGGTTTCGCCAACCTCGACACGGATCACCGCACCGACTGGGCCAAAGACGCGAGCAGATTCTGAACCTGTATTTTTTAATGTAGCCATTTTTGTGTCCTTCTAGAAAAAAGGGCGGTCACCCGCCCTACACAGCCCCACGCCGTGATTAGATTGCCGTATCCAGGGCGATGACACCGAAGTCTTGTTTCTTGCCGGATACCTTGTCCATAAACACCGGTTTACGTAAACCGAAGATTTTGCCGTAGCTGATACCTTGTTGGTTGTGGTAGTCGAAGGTGTCTTCTTCCCACTCACCGGCACCGATGTCAGCAAAGGCTAATGCTTGCGCACCGCAGAACAGCGCACGTTGACCGTCGATTGCACCTGCCGCGCCCCATTTTTTGCCGGTGGTTGCACGACGTGTGTTGAATACATGGTGGTACTCGTGGATGTAAACACCGTCAACCACTAACATCTCGGTGGAGCCACCGAACAAGATATTTTGGTTGTAGTTAATGTTCACAGCACGGGCGTTTGCCATGAAGTCTGGGTCAAGTTTTAACTGCGCTAAACCAGCAGGGGTTAAGAATAAGTGGTACTTATCGTTGTTAGCGCCTGTACCACGGATATAGTTATCGCGAGCGTAGGCTTTTAACTCTACGATGTGGCGATAACCCAAACGGTCGTTGGCGGTGATACTCGCGGTGTTACCTGCAACTAACTTGTTGCCGGACACGCGTAAGTGGCGGGCATCAGTTGGCGCGGTTACATCGGCGGCGAATGTCAAGTCTTTCAAGTTCTGGCCGGTAGCTTTGACAGCACGAGTTGCACCGGAGTTGGCGTTGTCGTAGGTGATACCGGACAGAGTCAAGAACGCGGCTTGGTCAATACGGTCGGCTAACCAGAATGCTAACTGATCTTTCGCGTTGTTACGGAAGCGAACAGTAGAGCGTTGGTCGGCCATCTCACCTTTGGAGCGAACAGCGTGACGCAGTTGGTCGATTTTAACCACTTGGTCGTATGCTTTCATTGCTTCTTCGTTACCTTCCAAGGTGTAGTCGTCTGTTACACCGTCCTCACCTAAGTCAGCGATTAATTGGATAACGGCTTGGTCGCCATTGGTGGTTTTTGTTAGTGCGGTAATATGCTCGACAACTGAGTCGTGGCCTGTGCCAAGGAACTTGTTGATAAACATTTTTGAACGGGCTTGCTTCCACAGGTCACGCACCCATACTTTTTTCTGCTCTGTCGTCAGAGCGGCGAAATTCGTTAATGCCATTCTATGCCTCAGAATTAGGGTTAAAGTTAGTGTTGTTTATATCCGTGACGTGGAAATGCGATAAGAGTATTTGGCAGCTGATAAGCTCAGAAGTAAGCTAACGGTTATACGTCCGTTAATCGAGATAGTTATATTATAACTCTATAGATTATATGTGCGCAACAAAAAACCGCTATCTCTAGCGGTTTTATTGGTTATCTGCCATAGGTCATGGCTTTGGTGACCCACATAGAGGCCTCAACCAGTTTCATCTGGGCCTGGTCAATGAGCGCCTCCTTGTTACTGTTTAACGTCCCATGCTCGGTTGAATCTTCACGGCATAACTCGAGGGCGTCAATAAGGGTGATAAATACCTGTTTCATACCGTCGGCATCGAGCGAGGTACCTTGTTTACGGGCTTTGCCGATGAGTTTCTCACCTTGAGTACTTAAATGTTCCATTAGATGATGTCTCCACGTAAGCGGGCCAGTTCGGCCGGGGTTAGTTTCTCGAACTCCTCATCCGACATCTCCATAATGTTGAGCTCAGGAGTCGAAGCGTTTGGCTCGCCGCCCAGTTTTTGCGGGCTTTTCGCCGCCTGTTCGAGCTTGCGTTCGATATTCGGGGCTTTAACCGCCGGCTTTTTGGCGGGTTCACTGCTTTGTGTCTTAGTGCTATTACCGGTAACACCGTTCTGGGTAGCGACCACTTGTGCAGCCTCGATAATGGCCTCGCCAACACTCATACCGGTGGACATAAGTGCATCACGCAGAGTAAGCGCTTTCTCAAACAGTGCCTCGTCGAAGGATTCAGTTTTGTCGTTGAAGATGTCATACTCCGCCTGTACTAAGTCGGCCGCTTCCTGCGCCTCTTGCACCAATACACGCGCGCGGTATGCGCCCTCGGACTCGTCGCGAGCGGTTTCGTAGGCTTTAGCTGCTGCCGCTTTAGCTGCTGCCTGTGCTGCGCCTTTTACCATCTCGGTGAATGCTGCCTGCGCGGTAGCAGTGTCGCCATCCACGAACGCATCAGCCATCTTCTTGAAATTAGCCTCGTCAAAGGTCACATCAACGTCAAGGTCACCTACATCTCCAGCTGGCGCAGCCTCACGGACTTTGCGCAGTTCCGCCTCAAGTGCTTTTCGTTTTTCTACCTCTTTCTTGAATCGGTCGTACGGGACGCGGTTCTTAGGCGTTTTTTCAGGCTCGGGCTCAGACTCAGCCTCGGGCGCAGATTCAGTCTCAGTCTCAGTCTCAGTCT